TCTAAGTGGCTTTTAGCGTTGGCAACTTGCTCTTTTAACGCTAATCTTTTTCTTCTTATATCTTTATCATCGTCTTCTTCTTCGTCATAAGAAAACTGATCTTCCATAAGAAAACTTATTTCATCATCGTTTAAATGAGATTTAGTTTGTTTATAATATTCTCTTAGTAAGGACATATCATCTAACTTACTATAATCTTGATTTAAACGAACATAATCATTTATATCACCACCAGTTTCTTCCATAAAATCTACAAGCTTTTGTATATTCTCAGGAAGTGGTTTGCCTGTTTCTTTTGCCTCAGCAATAGCTTCTTCAACTTTTTCTTCTACTTCAACAACTTCTTCTTCAGTTGAATCTTCAGTTATTTCTTCTAATACTACTTCTTCTTTTTTCTCTTCACTTTGTTCGGTAGGCTCTTCAGACTTTTTTTCGTTTTTTTCACGAACTTCTTTGCTAGTTTCGGATCCGTCGCGAACAGGTACCTCATCTGTGCTTTGCTTCTTAGTGGCATCTTCTTCTTTTTTTGGTGGGTTATTTAAGTCAACTTTTATAATGTTGTCTTCTTTATTTTCTTTTTGTTCAGATAAATTAACTTTAACTACGTTTTCTTTATTCGTGTCTTGTTTGTTATCTTTTTGTGTAACCTCTTCGATTACTTTTTCATTTTTTTCTTCCATAATATAATATAATAATAATTAATAATTTTTATTTAGGTTCAAACGAGCCTAAATCGAATCCACCTCCTACTATATCATTACCTGCGGATTCAAAGTTTTTAGGTGGTTTACCTGTTTTTCTTTGCTCAATCATCTCACTTTGTTGAGTTGCTTGAATTTTTGTTCTTTCATCTTTTCTATCTTCCTTTTCTTTTTCTCTACTTTTCATACCTTCAACTTCCATACCTTTTAACTGCATGTTCATTTGAAACTCTAGCTGCATTAGTTGTTTTTTGTACTCAACTTCTTGTTGCATTTTTTGAGCTTCTAATTGAGATTCTAGTTGTTGAAGTTGTGCTTTACTTTGCAATAAAGCTTGTTGCTTTTGAACTTCAGCTTGTGCTGACGCTTGCGCTGATTGAGCATTAGCTTGTGATTGCATTTGGATATTTTGCTGCTGTAAAGCTTGGTCTTTTTCTTGTTTTTTAGACCTACGTATTTTTAGCATTTGATTTGCTAATTTTATATTTTTAATCTCTCTAAGGTCAATAGCATCTTCAAGCTCTATGTTTTGTTGTTGTAGCGCCATTTGAATATTGTTCTCAAGCATCATTTTTTCTTCTTCATCAGGCATTAAATCTATAAATATACCAAAGTCATATAAATGTAACTCTTTCATTTCTTCTAAAGTAGCAACATTATGCGCGCCTATAGCTTGTATAAAAGCATCTTTTGTTGGTGAGTATTCTATAATATCAGATATTCTAAGTGATAAACACTCTGCTACTTCTGCTGTTAAATATAAACCAGCTTGTAATATATGTCTCGTAGCTGTATTTGAGTTTGCAGCAGCTAACTTTTGCACGCCTACTAAAGCATTTTTATCTGGCATACTACCATCTCTAGCTTCGTTTAATCCAGTCACATCACGTATCATTTGTAAATAATAATTATATGTACCTATTAAACTTTGCATTTTAGCACCACCATTACTTGATTGTATTTCTTGTATTGGTACTTTACCAGGGTTCATATCACCGTCTTGCGTAAATGATCTACCTATTACACTACCAGTTTGGAAGAACATGTTTAAAGCTTCTTGTGGATTATAATTTGTACCATTACCTAAATCTATTTCAGCTAAACCGTCAGCATCTAAATAAACACCATCTGGAACTAATCTAGACATTACTTGTTGTAATTTTAAATGTGTAAGTTGTATCATATCAGCAAAACCTGTAATACGCTTTACTAAACTTTCTATTTTACCATTATAAATACGCGGAGCAACAATAGCATAATTCATTTTAACTTTAGTAAAATTACTTTTAGGTCTAAGCATGTTTTTACACATTTCATATTTTAAAAGCTTGTCAGTACCTAAAACTAAAGCGCCTTCATATAGAACTTCTATAACTCTTGATAGTTTAGAAAAATTATTTTCTTGTGGTGGATTAAAAGTATCATCTTTAGATATTACTTTATCTGCACCAGTACCAGTTTCTTTCATTTTATAAACTTCGTTCATATGAGTTTTATAATTAAAATATAAAACTTGTACTTTGTTATGATCTTCTTTATCTGAGTTATATCTACTTTTGTTACTGTTTTTATTATAAGACTTACTTTTCATTATATCTTCTAAATCGCTTTCAGTTAAATGTGGAAACTCTTTAGCTAGTTCGTTAACTGGTATTGATTTAACTTCTCCAACATAATATATATCTTCAAAATAAGGTGAGTCAGTATAAGAATAAACTAAATTAGCTGGATCAACATAATCAATAGTAGCACCTTCGGAAGTGCTAAAAGAAGTCTTAACACAACCTATACCTAAAACTGTTAAATCGTAATAAAAACGTTTTTTAATTAACTCATAATTATTACCTTCCATTAAAACATTTAAAGCTTGCTCTTCTGCTAACTCTACAGCTTGTTTATAATTTAACTGCATATGTAATCCTAATTCTTCTACAGTATCTGGAAGTGTATCTGGATCGTTTTCAGCTAATGGTATACCAAAAGCTTGTTTAGAAAATTCATCTAATTCTCTAGTTCTCATATCAGCTAACATAGACTCCATGTATTCAGTTCTTTTGCTAACACCATATTGGTCTTGAGAAAAAGCTTTTATATCATATGTTCTTTCAGCTATACCATTAACTACAATATCTACAAACTTAGGTATTATTGGTACTGGTGTCCAGTCTAAATTTAAATAGGACAAATCACCGTTTATAGATAACTCATCCTTATATTTTTGTATTGACTGCTCACCTCTAGCATATAGTCTTAAATTATGAAAGTTATTCATATTATTTCTATATCTATTGTTATTGTAGTCATCATTAAACCACTCTTGCTCTATAGCTTTAGCAACTTTTAAACCATAATCATAGCTTAACTTTTCAGCATCACTTACGGTTTGGCTAGGAAAATAACTTTTACCAGAATATGCCATATTTATTTTATTATTTGTGAATTAGTTCCATTATTATTAAATCTGGAAATATTTATGTTTAATTTAGGTTTTTCAACTTTTGGATTTGGTCTATATAAATGCCTGTTGTTAGCCATGATAGCTAAACCACTACTTATAGTAGCATCAAACTTTGTTCTTTTATTTATATCAAATTTTGCCCAATCGTTTAATAAAGAGTTAAAATACAAATCACCAAAACTCCCATCTTGCTTCATACCTACATGATCTTGTATGTACATTTCAATAGCAGCAGCATGTGCTTGTTTTATATCTTCACTAGAGTTTGGTATACCACCAACTTCCTTTTCTGCTACAGATAATTTATTCCAAACTTTATCTGGTCTGTTCATACTAAATCCTCTATAACCTCTACGTCTTAAATAGTACAATAGTCTAGGTTTATTATTTTCTGCTAATAATGGCATACCATAAAACACTAAAGCCATTAATACATCTTCAAAAAATATTTCAGCCGTAGGTGGTCTTGACAAGTACTCTAAAAAGAAGCTGTTAGCTGGAGCGTCCTCCATACTAAACCTAGTTAAACCGTGTAAAGCTCCTTTAGATCCTTCACCATCTACGGTTCCTGATATGTCATACGAGTCACAGCCAAAAGCTCCCATATGTTCATTACCAGGATATTTTATTCCGTTTTTTAATACTACTCTATTCTGTAACTCAGATTTTGGCACCCAACTAACTTTAAATCTACCTTTAGGATCTGGATAAAAAATTACTTGTGAATCTTTAACACCGTTAACCCATTGAAAGTTACCTGTTGTAATGCCAAGTGTCCTAGACATTTCTTCGTTATAATCTATTTGTTCGTATATTTTTACAAGATTAAATATACTATTTTTTGTTTCATCTCTAAAAGCGTGTTCTTCAGTTCTTGGAAACTGTCGGTAAAACTCGTTTAAAGCGTCTTGATCATTTTTTAAACCGTCAGCTTCGTTTTGCCAGTGATCAACAACACCTATATCTATTAGTTCACCATCTGGGGCAAACACGTCGATGTCAGGAGTATTGAATACTGGAACTCCATACTCGTCAATAAATCCTTCGTAGTTCCATTCCATTGGGATAAACAAAGAATATAGACCAGATTTTGTCTGACCATTTCTATTTCTTTTTGTGACATCTGATGCGTTGTATAATTTTTTAAAGTTTTCTCCACCTTTATCTAATGAGTTTGAAGTCGAGCCCATCATACATTTACCTATAATTCTACTACCTAATCGCAAACATGTTTTTGTAACTCGCCAGTTGTTTAATATATTGTCAGGTCTTTCCCACTTACCACTTTCATCATGCACTAATAAGTTTAGTTTTTCTCCATCATAACTATTGTCACCAGTATTCTTCCAATCAATAGTTGTATCTAAACCTTCTAGTTGTTCTACTTGTTCGTTTGTAGTTATCTTTTTTCTAGTAAACTTGCTAGCAGGTACTCTATAAGCTAACTCAGTTTTAGGACGATCCATACCATCTTGAATAGGTTTAAAGAAAAAAGGATAATTAATACTAATAGGTACCACTTTGTCTGTAAACATTTTTTTTGCATCTGCACCTGTTTTTGATAATATACCATACCTACTGTCGCTAGCTAAAGTAGCTAAATTTACTGTTTCGGCTGACGACATAAATGAAAAGCCTGATCTTCTGTTCTTTAGATAACACATACCGTAGCATCTTTTATCAGCTTTACAAGCTTCCCAAAATATATAGAATAATCTATTAGCTTCTCTAAAATCTGGAGCACCTACATCTATTTTACTCCATTGTAAATACATGTAATGTGTACCTACTATATAAGTTGGCTTGCCATTATTTGTAAACCAAAAGCCTTCATCTCGACGTTTAAACTCTTCATCTATATAATCGTACCATTTTTCTTTTTGATCTTCAGGATAACTACGCCAGTCAAATATATTTTTTAATCTAGCTATTTCTTTCGGCTGTTCAAGCTTAACCCATTTGTTTTTTTCGTGTTTAAATACTTCTTTTGGTTGTTTAGGTAAAGCTATTT